AATACCGACCCTTAGCGCGAATAATTACTATTTTGTTTCACGCATTTTTCAAAATGTTTCACGTTTAAGTTAGTTCGGTCTAACAACTATCTACGATATCGATATAAAAATATCGATTGACTTTTCCCCTTTGTCCTGTTATAATAGTATTAGCGCAAGGCTCGGAATTGATATTGAGAAGTTGTGACACGCTGGGGCGTCAAGGATTGGGTTCCTCCTAGATGTTACGGGTTGACACCCGCCGCTTCCTGTTCCGTTTCTTGCGCCCTTATTTTATAAAGTGGTGATTTATTTGTCAATGTATTGGGATATAAATAAAATATTACCATATCAGCGTAATTTTAATTTAATCAATGGCGAGCGCTCTATCGGTAAAACATATACAACACAGAAATGGGTTGTAAATCGCTGTTTAGAGAAACATCAGCAGTTCATTTATCTTGTGCGAACACAGCAGGAGAAGAAAGACGGCGTGTTAGAACGCGCTTTCGAAAAGGTAATGGACAAAGAATTTCCCGGTGTGAAATGTACATACACCTTTGAAGAAATGTCCATTGATGGTGAATTAGTCGGCTTCTGTATCGCTTTATCTGAATCTCAGAAAATCAAGAAACGTTCCTTCCCTAATGTTTACTATATGATTTTTGACGAGTATATGATAGAAGATGGCTCTCGTTCCGCTTATGTTTCGGGTTGGAAAGAACCAGACTTATTGCTTTCTATCTATCACACAGTAGACCGAGAGGAAGATAGAGTAAAAGTATTTATGCTGGGCAATAACACGAGCTTTTACAACCCTTATCACCTTCACCCTGCTTTCAATGTTCAGCCCATTAAGCAGGGCCAAATATGGACAAGTGAAAATGTACTTTATCAATGGGCAGAGGGTTCTCCCGAATTAAAGAATAAACGGGCCACAACCAAGTTTGGGAAGATGATACAGAATACCCGTTATGGCGATTATGCTTCTAGTGGTAAGTTTATCGAAGACAATTCAGACTTTATCGCCGTCCACGATGGGCACGCCACGTATCAATTTACAATAGTGTGTGGCGGTATTCAGTATGGCGTTTTCCTTGACCAAAATAAGGGCCTTGTGTATATCAGCGATAAAGTAGACCCCTCTTGCCCCTTTATATATGCTTTAACCTTAGATGACCATAGCGAAAACGTGCTATTGACCAAAGGAAAGCCAGGCGCTTTGGAGTGGTTTAGCAAGTGCATTAAGATAGGCGTTATCCGTTATGAAAATATGTATATAAAGAAATTGACAGAACAGGAGATATATAAACTATTATGAACACAGGAGCCAACCTTAAATATATGCGTGAATGTTTGGGCATTACCCAGAAAGAGCTTGCTCAGCGTTCGTCCCTCAATTTACGCACAATTCAGAATTACGAGCAGGGAGTAAACGATATCTCGAAAGCATCCTTTAATAAGCTTATCAAAATAGCGCTTGCGTTAGAGTGCAATATAGAGGATATTCTACCGCCCTGCCCCGTGTTTAAAAATTATTTTGAGAAAAGGCTTGACAGTTCCATTAGAAAGTAGTACACTTATAAACGTAGAGAGGAAATAAACCGTATCCCTCTAAAACTAGACAAAGAAAGGAAAATTGAAATGACCATCAAAGTACCATTTACAGAAATTACAATGGGTGTTGTTGAAGGTGACGCGATTGTCGGTGTACACACTGAATTTGTGTGCGGCAGAATTTCCCTTCCCCAGGCTAAGAAAATGTTCCCTGACTATGCGGTTGTGGGTGCAGAGCGGTATTTCAAATCTTATGATGTGAAGGATGAAGCAATCGAAGCCTTCATTTCTGATGAGAACAACCTTATCTAACAAACATATGGAGGTACAAGAAAATGGATAACGCAATCACTCTTTACAATGCAGTAGAAAACGACATGGGTCAGCCTTATTGCTCTATGCAGGTAACGGATGAAAAAACAGCTTCCATGTTGTTTAAGGCCATGAATAATCCCGATGAATCCCTTGCTAATCATATCAACGAGAACCTGGATATTACCAACATTTTTATCCAGCCGGTTGACATGGTTAACCAGGAAACCGGGGAAGTTATGGGACAGCCCCGCATTGTGCTTTTTGATAAGGACGGGAAAACCTACGTTTCTATTTCTAAGGGTATTTATAATGCCCTCAAGAATATGTGTGCCATTGTTGGTACACCCGAGACATGGAAAGCCCCCGTTACCATCAAAGTAACACAGCGCCAGGTGAAAGAACGGCGTATGTTGTCTTTTGACGTTGTTTCCTGGAACGGCAATCTTGGTTAAAACCAAGCAACTTTAACAGGCCGTTTGGCCTTATGCGTAGTTTACAAGCTACAAACTTTTTCAATATCTATCCCGGAAAATGGGGAGGGGAATAGCGGCCCCTCCCCTTTTCCGCTATTTTCTGGGAGGTGTGCCATATGGCAAAGAAAAAACCGCTCTTTAAAACGTACACACAGCAGGATGATAAACGCTTAAAAACGCTTGTATCTGACTTTAATAAGAAAAGAAACTTGATGCAGAAACAGCTTGGTTTTCAGCCGCCAAAATTGAAGTATTCTGATTTAGCTAGTACAGTTTCTTCCAGGGCTGAATATAACCGAATTATGAACGTGTATGGGCGTTATTTGCGCCCCGGTGCAGAGCGTATTTATACGAATTCAAGCGGCATTAAGTTTACCATGTGGGAACGCAATGAAAACCGTTACGCCCTTATGAGGATTAACAACCGTAGAGCTAAAAGGCTTGAGGAATTGCAAGTAAAATTTGACCCCCAGCAAATGGGAAGAATGGAGCATTTAAATTTAAAGCCCGCCAAAAACTGGACAGAAACATATACGGATAGTAGCAATTTTAATAAGTATTTTCGTTCCCTTCAACACCAGGCCAATGTGGATTATTGGAAACGTGGGGAGGAAACTTACAAGAAAAATTATCTTAGGGCGTTCGAACAGGAGTTTAAAGGTACAAAAGGGTATAAAGAAGTCCGTTCTTTACTCCTTAAATTAGACCCTAAATTTATGGTAGAAAGCACAGTGAAAAACAGCCGTTTAACATTGCACTTTGTGTATGGCTATGAAGATAAGCAAATGCGCCTTGCGGCGATTACTGAACAATGGAAAGAGATAACTAAAACCAGTAAAGGAACAAGCACAAAGACCACAACCAGGAAGCGTAAGTTATGAGCGCACAAAGAAAAGGCGTAACAATATGCGCCGATTTTGAAACTACCACAACGGTAGAAGATTGCCGGGTGTGGGCTTGCGGCTTGTATTACATGGATAGTAAAAAGTTTGAATGCGGAAATAGTATTGAATGGTTTTTTGATAAAGTTTCGGATTTAGGCGATTGTACCATTTATTTCCATAACTTAAAATTCGATGGCACATTTATTATAGATTGGCTTTTTCGGAATGGATTTGAACACACCACGGAAAGGAAAATCTATAAGAATCAATTTAGCACTTTGATTTCAGACAAGAACTTGTTTTATTCTATCAAGCTTAAAATGAAATCAAAGAGTACAATAACAATATTAGATAGCCTCAAGATTATACCATTTAGCGTTAAAGTGATAGCAAAAAGTTTCGGTTTAAAGATTCAGAAAGGGGAAATAGACTATTCATATCCTAGGCCGGTTGGATGGAAAATAACGGATGAAGAATATAACTATATTAAAAACGATTGTGAAATTGTGGGACAGGCACTGGAACAGCTATTTAGCCAAGACCTTACCCAGATGACACAAGGCAGTAATGCTTTATCTGACTTTAAATCAACTCTTGATAGAAAATTTGATTTAATTTTTCCACCCCCTGTATACGATGCAGATATTAGACAAGCCTATAAAGGTGGCTTTACTTATGTCAATCCAAAATATCAGGGGCGCAATATAGGGCACGGCGTTGTTTATGATAAGAATAGTATGTACCCCAGCATGATGAAGTTTAAGCCCCTTCCCTATGACGTAGGGGAACATTTTGAAGGGCAATATATACAAGATGAATTTTATCCTCTGTATATACAGGCTTTTTCTTGTATCTTTGAGTTGAAAAAAGACCATTTACCCACCATCCAGATTAAGAACGGTTATATGGGTTTTCTGCCTACTGAATATGTTTCTAGCTCAAATGGCGAAGAAATAACACTATGCCTAACAAATGTTGACTTGCAATTATTTTTTGACCACTACAATATAATTGGGGATGTTACGTGGCTAGGTGGGTGGAAATTTAGGGCGGCGGTAGGTCTTTTTGATAACTATATAGATAAATGGTATAGTATCAAAGAGGAAAGCACACGCACAGGAAACAAGGGCATGAGAACCCTTGCAAAGCTTATGCTTAATGCTCTTTATGGAAAGTTTGCTTTAAACCCCCACGTGCAAAGCAAAATTCCCTATTTTGATAAGGAAGAAAACATGATAAAGTATAGGCTAGGAGAGGAAGAAGAACGGGAACCATTATATTTGCCGGTGGCCTGTTTTATAACGGCATATTCTCGTGAAGATGTTATACGAAACGCTCAAGCAAATTTTGACCGTTTTATTTATGCTGATACTGATAGCCTACATTTAATAGGTACACAGCCCCCGGAAAATATGGATATAGACGATTATAGGCTTGGTGCATGGAAACAGGAAAGCCGATTTATCAAAGCTCGATTCCTGCGTGCTAAGTGCTATATAGAGTTTATACCTGATAAAATACCGGGAAAGCAAGCTAGGGTAAAAGCAAACAATTTGAGAGTGGGAAAACTCAAGAAAGAGAAGTTGTATTATGCCCCGGCAAAGGTAACTTGCGCCGGTATGCCCTCTACATGCCATGAGTATGTGACATGGGAAAATTTTGCCGTTGGCGCAAGCTATCCGGGCAAGAAGCGTTTTAAGACTGTGCCGGGCGGTGCCGTGTTGGTGGAAACACCATTTAAAATCAAGGAAAATCCGTTATCTCCTTGACTCCTATCCCCCCACTCTGCTATACTGTTCATAGAAAGAACGGAAAAACTAGAGAAGGGAGGTGGCAAGATGACAGTCCAGGATGTAATGACCTTAATTCAGAGCGTGGGCTTTCCTATTGCAATGTGCGGGCTAATGTCATGGTATGTAAAGTACATTAGTGACAAGAACCGTGAACAGATTACAGAAGAGCGTGAAGCGCACAAAGAAGAAATGAACGAAGTAATAAAAGCAATCAATAATAACACCATTGTTATCGAAAAGTTGATTGCTAAGCTAGATGCTCCTGTAATTACGACAAAGGCGAGTTAAAAGGAGGTGCAAATGTGCTTTTAGGTGTTGATATTTCCAGCTGGCAAGCCCCCGGTGCAGTAAATTACAATCAATATGATTTTGTGATTATCAAGGCAAGCGAGGGCAAGAACAGCAAAGACCCCGGTCTTGATAGGCATTTATCAGGGCTGTTTGGTACAAGTGACCCCACCCCACAGAAAAACAAATGCTATGGGTTTTACCACTATGCTAGGCCGGATTTAGGTAATGCTCCCGAGCAGGAAGCAAAGAGTTTTCTATCTTATATCGGCGGGCAAGTAGGCAATTGTATAATGGCACTCGACTGGGAGGGCGATAGTCTTAAATACAGCCCGGAGTGGGCAAAAGGATGGCTTGATTATGTCTATAAACAAACAGGTGTTAGGCCATTGCTTTATATTCAAGCGTCACAAGCTAAACTTTCCAAGTATTCCGCCATTGCGAAAGCAGATTATGGGCTTTGGGTGGCACATTGGGGCGTTACCACCCCCGCCTATTCTAACTGGGCGAATTGGGCTATTTGGCAGTATAGGGGAAGCCCCCTAGACCTTGATTATTTTAATGGTACAAAAGAACAATGGTGGAAATACTGCGGTAGAGATGATGTGGAGGTGAACGACTTGAACGAAGCGCAGACAAGGAAAATCGCTGATGAACAGATTGCGGCATATTTCAAGAAGCTGGAAAAGGAAACTGATTCAAGCGCATGGGCTAGAATGGCTATTACATGGGCCATGACTAACGGCATTATGGTGGGCGATAAAGAGGGTGACCCTAATTCGTTTAGGCCCAAAGATTTGCCCACCCGTGAAGAACTTGCACAGGTTGCGTATAACATTTATAAAAATTTCATTGCAGACAGATAAAATAAAGGCCCCGGGAAACCGGGGCTTTACCTTTATGGAGGTGGTACCTTGTTAAACGGATTAGATGTATCGTCATTCCAGGGTGAAATGGATTTTTCATCGTATGATTTTGTAATTATAAAATCAAGCGAAGGTGTAAACTTTGTAGACCCGGGACTTGAACGCCACGTAAATAGTGCGCTAAAGTCTGGAACCCCAATAGGCTTTTATCATTATGCCCGGCCTGATTTGGGTAATACAGGGGCGGAGGAAGCCCGCTCAATGCTACAATACATAAAAGAATGGGTGGGTTCTTGCTTGATTGCCTTGGACTGGGAACAGAACAGCCTTTCCTATCCTGTTTCGTGGATACAAGAATTTTTGGATACAATTAAAGAAGAAACTGGCGTGGTGCCAGGTCTATATATCCAGGCCAACCAGGCAACTAATAGCAAATACGCCCCCATTGCACAAGCCGGGTATTGGCTATGGGTAGCACATTGGGAGACTTCTTCCCCGTCTTACTCTAACTGGGATACCTGGACAGTATGGCAATACCAAGGAAGCCCACTCGACTTGGACTATTTTAACGGTACTGTTGAAGACTGGACAGAGCTTGCAGGGGGTGGAACTCCCGGGCCTGGCCCCGGCCCTGGGCCTGGGCCTGACCCAGAACCTACCCCCGTTCCTACGGAATGGATTAAAGGCAATCGTTATTTGTCACAGTCTGAAATGGAAAACAACGTGCTAATTATTAACAACTATTTTTCCAAACTGGGTTGGACACTTAATGCCATTTCAGGGATGTTAGGAAATATGCAAAGGGAATCTACTATCAATCCGGGAATATGGCAGAATTTAGACCCTTCTAATCCAAGCGTATTAGGCTATGGGTTGGTAGGATGGACACCCGGTACAAGAATTACAAATTGGTTGCGTGAACAAGGGTACGCAATAGATGACGGTTTTGGGCAATGTGCTAAAATATGGGAAGAATGGGCGCACCCCGAAAGGGAAGTGGTGTGGATACCAACAGAGCGCTATCCTATGACGTTTGATGAATTTGTGCAATCAAGCGAAAGCCCCGAGATTTTAGCAAGTGTATTTTTGTATAACTATGAACGCGCAGGAGTGGCGGCAGAGGAAGAACGCCGTACAAATGCAAGGCACTGGTTCAACTGGATTCAGGAGCACCCTACAGGCGGCAAGTATGTTCCGAGATTAGATAGTGAAGGAATCGAAGGGAATCCATATTGGTATGATGATAACCCATTTTATACAGCGGGATATGGGTTGCCGAACTGTACATGCTATTGTTGGGGGCGTTGGTGGGAAATACAAAATGTCCGGCCGGAGCTTCCACTGGGTAATGCAAATACTTGGTGGAATGATGCTCTAGAAATGGGGAAAAAGACTGGACAAGAACCCCAGTTAGGTGCTATAATAGTTACATGGTATAGTGACGGTGGACACGTTGCCATAGTCGAACAAATAAATGACGATGGGGGTATTATAACCAGTAATTCGGGATGGCCTGATGATTTCTTTTGGATAGAAACACTCTATCCCTCTAATGGTTATGTGGCTACTTCTTGGATGCCGAGCGAAGCTTATGTTCAAGGATTCATTTATTTAGACTATCCCCCGCAGGGCGGGGGCGGCGTTGACCCCGAACCACCCAAGCCGCCAACGGCCAGGGTGCAAAAGGGCGGAATAGGACTTTATTTTAATCCTTGGCTTAGATTGAAAGGAAGGTTATTTTAATGCGCAACAGGAACACGATTAACAAAATTTTAGGCGAAGTTTTGGAAAGTGCAGGACTTACACCGGAAATGGAAGAAAAGCTCGGTATTATCAGGGATGAACTGAACGAGCGCGAAACCATCATTAAGGGTACCTGTCAGGGTTGGCTCGATGATGGGGAGGATGCTTTCACAGTTACCCCGAACCAGACTGACACAAACGATTATAAAGGAAAGTACGAAAGCCTAAAGGCCCAGTATATCGAGCGGTTTTTCAATCCCCCGGAGGAAAAACTGAAAACGCCGGATATTGAAGAACCCACTATTATGGAGCCACAGGCAAAAGATATCAGTGATTTATTTAAGGAGGTATAAACTATGGCTAGTATTCCAAAGAAAGAAAATTTGAACGCCACTGCCGCCGATGTTGTCAACTCTGTGGCGAATGCGGCTGGGCTTACCAACGTTCCCCATGTGCTAAATGAAGGTGAAGCCTTGGCGGATGGCACAAAGGCCACTCGTGCAATGGCTTTGCAGTCTTTGAGAGCCGCTGGCGAAGCTATCAGCGATTTCCAGCCCAATGCAAACGCCTTTCTTAATGCTCTTGTGAACCGCATTGGCCTTGTGCTTATCAACTCCAAGTTGTATAGCAACCCCTGGTCCATGTTTAAGCGCGGTATGATGGAGTATGGCGAGAGCATCGAAGAACTGTTTGTGAACATTGTTTCTGCCCAGAACTTTGACCCGGAAACCGCCGAAAATGAGGTGTTCAAGCGTAAACTTCCCGATGTGCGAAGCGCTTTCCATACGATGAACTACCAGAAGTTTTACAAGACCACGGTTAGCCAGGCCCAGCTCCAGCTGGCTTTCTTGTCTTTCCAGGGCATTTCCAATTTGGTAGGTCGTATTACGGAAGCCCTTTACACCAGCGAAAACTATGACGAATTCCTGGTGATGAAGTACATGCTGGCTAAGGCCGCACTCAAGGGGCAGTTTTATCCCGTTTCTATCCAGGCCGCTACCGCCGAAAACAGCAACGCCATTGTTACGACCCTTAAGACCATGAGCGACAATCTCACGTTCCTTAAGGCCGATTATAACGTTGCAGGTGTTCACACTTTCACGGAGAAAAACAATCAGGTGTTCATCATGTCCACCGCCTTTGCTAACATGGTGGATGTGGAAACTCTTGCTCTTGCCTTTAACATTGATAAGGTGGAGCTGATGGGGCGCATTATCCGAGTGGATTCTTTCGGCTTTGACGCAAGCGAGATTTCCCGTCTTGATGCGCTTCTGGGCGAAAATCCCGGGTATGAAACCATCCAGGCTGGTGACAACACCAAGCTGAAAGCCCTTCCCGCCATTTGCGTGGATAGCTCTTTCTTTATGATTTTCGATAACTTCCAGCAGATGACGGACACTTACAACGGGCAGGGTTTGTACTGGAACTATTTCCTGCACGCATGGAAAACTTTCAGCACTTCCCCGTTTGCTAATGCGCTTCTGTTCAGCACTGAAACCCCTGCTGTTTCCGCTGTTGCCGTCACTCCTAAGACCGCAACTGCTTCCGCTGGTGCTTTGCTGTCTTTCAATGCCAAAGTAACTAATGCCGGGTTCGCCCCTGCCGGTGTGAAATGGACTATTTCCGGTAATTCTTCCGGCAATACAACTATCGATGCGCAGGGCCGTTTGAAGCTTGCGGCGGATGAAGCCGGGCCTACTATTACTGTTACTGCTACAAGTGTATACAGCTCGAGTGCTAAAGATACCGCGACTGTTACTGTACAGGCTGGTTAAAGGAGGGCTAGGGTGTGGCCTATGAAGATGTTTTCTTAAAGCCCAATCCGCCCTATGTGCCTAAAAACGAGATACGCATATGCAAGGGCGTTTGTTTCGAACCGAATTATAGTGATACTATTCTTTGGGCAGATTCAAACGCCCAAATGCGTTATATAGTAAGTTGCACTAAACAGAGGTTTGAGAACATTACACCCTTTCGAGTTATGGAGGGCACTGTGCTTGTTCCAGGCCCGGCTGATGATTACTTAGAGTGCAACTATGTTGCATTTACTAACACGGATTTTGGCACAGGTAAATGGTGGTTTGGCTTTATAACGCAAGTTGATTTTATAGATATGTACACGAGCCGAATTCATTATGATGTGGATGTAATTCAAACGTTTATGTTCGATATTGATTTAGGTAATGGCACATTTGCTGAACGTTACCATGCTATAAACGATGCAATAGGAAATAATCTAATACCGGAAAATTTAGAGCTAGGCGATTATATTATCAATGACACAAAACGAACCGAAAAGTTTAAAGATTATAAAATCATAGTGGCGGCAACTGTTGATAAATATGGAAGTGATTCAGAAGGTGGTTTTTATAATGGTATTTACAGCGGCTTAAACTACTTGGAATTTGACACAGCATCAGAGGTTAATAAGTTTATTACATTGTTAACTGAATCTAATAAAGCAAATGCCATTTTGGCGATATGGCAAATGCCGAGCAATTTTGTGGTAGCAAAAGGCACTTCTAGCGCTTCAACCGTACTATATACTTATCAAGGTGCGTTTAGAGAAACGCTTGACGGGTACTCACCTAAAAATAAAAAGCTGTTAACATATCCCTATAAAATGTTGCTTGTATCAAATATGGCAGGACAAAGCGCTGAATATCACTATGAATATTTTGCTAAAGACCCTGGACAAAACGTATATAAGTTTTTAATGGTGGGCGATTTTTCTCCCACGCCTATCATTAAATTGATTCCTCAAGATTACAACGGTATGAAGCCGTTAGGAACAGACACGGCGGGAAACGCTTTTGACTATGGGTTAACCTTGTCAGGCTTTCCCCAGTGCGCGTGGGTAACCGATGCTTACCAGGCCTATCTTGCACAAATGGGGAGTGTATCCGCGCTGGGTATGACTTTCACAGGGCAGGATTTGCAGTTGGGTGCACAAGTTGCTAGTGGAATCGGAAATTTGTTAAGTGCAAATATAGGTGGAACTGTATCAAGCATTTTCGGGATAGCTCAAATCCTAGCTAAACAAAACGCCACAAGAAGCTTACCACCACAGGCAAACGGGCAGACGGCTAACGGCGCACTTGTTGCCATGAAAGCAAAAGATTTCCTATTTACTGATTTAAGCATTAGGCAAGATTACGCAACTAGACTAGATAAATTTTTTACTATGTTTGGCTATCAACAGAACGATATCATTACAATAGGCAAAATCACAAACAGCATTTATTTAAATAGTAGAAAGAATTTCAACTATATCAAAACTCAAAACGCACTTTTACAGGGTGATGTAGAAATACCCCCAGCTTATGCTGAAACAATTCAGAATTGTTTTAATAATGGTATTAGATTTTGGCATAATAAAGATGAATATGGAAATTTCTTTGCAGATAATTCTATTGTATAAGGAGGGTAGACATGGGTAAATCAAGACGACTAAAGAGATGGGCGAGCGCCGAACTCAATAACGCCACATACATTGATTACTTTGACAGACTTTCGGCAATCGCCATGAATCGCTTTGAGTGGGAGGGCGTACCGGATACTATTGATGTGCGTTTCATGGAGCGAGCGCTTTTTGAACGTGGCTATTGTGTATTCTTCAAAGACCCCGTTATTGGGTATTTGTGCCTTAATGCCAATCTTGGCGGGGCTTTTGATGTATACGATATTCCCCAGGTACGCCATGTTTACGCAAGTAACGGGCAGTATAATAATACTGTGACAAAGGCGGACAGTGTTATCATATGGAATAACTATCTACACAAAAGTGATTTCCTTACCACACAGCTTGCCGCCTTAAGGTTGGCGGATATTCAAAGAACGATTGATGTTAACATTAAAGGGCAGAAAACGCCAAAAGTTATTCTTTGCAATGAAGAACAGCGTTTGACTATGAAAAACCTGTTTATGCAGTGGGATGGCAACGAACCTTTTATTTTCGGTGACAAGAGCCTTGCGCGGGAACAAAATATAGATGTGCTTGACACAACAGCCCCCTATGTAACAGATAAGTTAGAGGTACAGAAACACCAGCTAATCAACGAATATCTAACGTATTTAGGCATTGAAAATAATAACCAGGACAAAAAGGAACGGCTAATTGCTGATGAAGTAGCAGGGAGTTATGGATTTACTGAAATGGCTAGAAATGTGGCTTTACAAAGCAGACAACAGGCTTGTGAAGAAATTAACCGCATGTTTGGCATTAGCATTTCAGTCAAATTTAAATCTGAAATGCAAACAGTTGTAAACAGTGAAAGACCTAAAAACGATAAAGGAGGGAAAGAAGATGGCTAAATACACAACAGAGGTATTGAGCATCGTTTATGCAAACAGCAATGAAAAAAGCCCCCTTTTAACTAGAATCGATGAAGCGAATAGAAACTATATCTTTAATTTTGATTATCCGATATGGGAAGAAGGACACAGGATAGAGCTTGAAAGAAAAATAACTTTGCATTATTTAAGACGTGAAATAGGATTGGAAACCGTTGAAATGTGGCGTACATACCTTATGATGAAGATAAATGAAATAATGCCCTATTATGTAGAGCTATATAAAACGATAGTGAAAAACTATAATATTACATATGATGTAGATATTACAGAAACCTTAAAAAGAACGCTTGATAGTAAAGCGAATGAAACAGGAAAAGCAACTGCTACCACTAATCAAGACGGCTCTACTAATAGTAACACGCTAATTAGAGATTACCCACAGGCACAAGTTAACCCTGACCGTAACAGCCTTTACGCTTCCGGTGCTCAGCAAAATGAAGGTACTACAAATTTAAGTGGTAAGGATATAACAGACGGCGAAAGAACGAGAACAGGCAACGACACAGAAGAAACTACCAAAACGAGAAAAGGCCTTTCCGGAAACCGTTCTCTTGCGCAAATGATTAAAGATTATCGCGCCATGATACTTAATATTGATATGCAGATTATCAACGACCTTTCTTCCCTATTTATGGGTGTTTATTAAAAGGAGGTGCTTTCAATGGCTTCTAATAATTTTAAATTCTACTGTCAGAAGGTATTACCTTTGGTGTATGACGAAAGTTTGAGCTACTATGAGGTGCTTTGTAAACTTACGGAATACATGAATAATATGTTCGAAACGCAAGAAAATTTTGAAGCCGCTCTTGCCCAGCTTAATTTGCAACAGCAGAATCTTGCAAACCAGTTTATTGAACTGCGGCAAAGTGTTTCGGAAGACCTTGCCAAGATGAATGAAACACTAGAGAAAATCAAAAACGGCGATTACATTGATTTATACCTTGACCCCATTAAAGAATACATTGACGAAAATGTGCAAAAGCTTGTTGCGCGGATTGTGTCTTACGTATCGTTTGGGCTTACGGCAGATGGGCATTTCACCGCATATATACCCGATTCATGGGATTTCCTGGGGTTTGACACTATTCCCTATGGTGACCCGCTCGAATGCCATTTAGTGCTGAATTGGTGAGGGGTGGTAATATGCCTGATAAGTTTAACGAGCTTTTGTTAAAGCAGGATATTATAGAGCTATACAATACAGGTATCACCCCAGACTATGGGTACCTAATGAACGGGCGCTTTGAAAAAGATATGGTAAAAACGCTTTATCCCCTAAAAACTTTAAGCGGGAATCCTATAACCCGGGAAGCAAGCGACACGGAATATCTTTTTCCTGTTATAAGCTTAGCGCCCAAGTAAGCTGGAAGTGGTGAGCCAAGCCTGGAGAATGTGAGGCCGATTTCTGGGTATGACAGTGTTACGGTGACCCAATCCAAAGACGAAGCCCAGGTGAAGCAAATTACCCTTACCTGCCTGAGACTATCTACGGCGGCACGGTGGATGCAGTGACGGGGGCGGGGGCGGTTGCGTGGAACTGTATTGAATTTGATGGGAATGAGAATTGGATAGTATCTTCTAAATATATTACAGTGGCGATTGATAAATCCTCTAATACAAATCCCGGAATTGGATGTTGTTCACATTTTAATTTCAACTATATTTATTCGGGAGATAATATTTTTGTTTCAAATAATTATGTATTTTTAGGTGAGGCATTGTCCTCAAAGTACACAGTTGAAAGCTGGAAGCAATATCTATCGCAACAATTCCAAGCCGGAAGCCCTGTACAAATCTGTTATCAGTTAGCCGCCCCCGAACCTTTCCAAGCCAGCGGCAACCAGGCCTTGACAATTCAACCGGGAAATCACACAATGTATACAGATGGCAATAATATTTCTTTATCTAGAAAAGCAAGGAGGTTAGAAGTCTAATGGCCAATAGATATGTAGGGATGCGTTACGTTCCCAAATTTTATGGGGAATGGGACAAAGAAAGCGAGTATGAACCCCTTTCGGTTGTGGTGTACACAGACGGAAACGGTTATACTTCCAAGAAAGATGTGCCCAAAGGCGTTGCGCCTAATGAAGATAATGATGAATACTGGGCTTATACTTACCGGGCCGGTGGTTCGGTAACTTCCGTGCCATGGGATGCCATTACCGGAGTACCCGCAACGTTCCCCACAACGTGGGAATCCATTACCGGCAAACCGGAAAGTTACCCCGTTAAGTGGGCAGATATTTCAGATAAGCCCAGCCAGTTTACACCTTCTGCGCACAAACATGGTACTTCTGATATACAGGGTCTTGATACAACATTATCAAGTTTGCAGAGTGCTTTAAGCAAGACGGCTAATAAGACGCTTGACAATGTGGCAAATTCTGATTTCTTGACGAAAGCAAAGGCCGCAGGGGTTATACCGGAAGAAGGAGCCGTAACATGGGATGCAATTGAAGGTAAGCCAAGTACATTCCCCACAAGCTGGAATGGTATCAGCGGCAAACCGGACACATTTCCCCCAGCCACACACAGCCACGTACAGAGTGACATAACGGGGTTAACTGATGCTATCGGTGGATTGCAACAGAGTATCTCGGCTTTTCCTCAGAATTACGCCAATATTACTTTAAGTAATGTTGATAACGAAACTTTTAAGCAGAAAGCAGAAGCCGCCGGGGTTGGTGGCGGCGGTGGAGGTTCTGGAACTGTAACATGGGATAATATCCAGAATAAGCCGGAGACCTTTACCCCGTCCACCCACACGCACCCGACAAGCGAGATTACGGACTTTAGCACTGCCGTGGATTCCGCTATCAAATCATCTAGCGTAGGTTCTAACCTAACTGCTTTGCAACAGCAGGTAACTGCCATGCAAGCGGGCATTGAGGCGGCTGTTTCTGATGCAAGCAAAGCATTAAACAAGGCAGAAGATGCGGAAACCGATGCAAATCAAGCACTAAGTATTGCCCAGAATGTGAACTACAATTACATTACTAATGAAACCAATGGCACTATTACAAGCGGTGTGACGTACAGAGGGAGAAAATGGAGCAACGGCTATAAAGAACTATGGATTAAGTGTAGTTTTAATAATTTAGCTTGTACTACTGCCCTTGGGACTTGGTTCCGCGGTAATTCAGCGTTCGGCACTCTTAACTTGCCTAGCGGCTATACCTTTAGTAACGAACCCTATATCAATATGACTTATACCACAACAGCAAACCTAGGCGGTATAGTGTGGCCTAACATGGACACAAGCCAACACATTAGACAGCGCGTGTGTCCGTTCTATATTATCCGCCCAACAAGTGGAACTGCTACAGGGTATGTCACGATTTACATGTATGGCAACTAAGGAGGGATTTATACAATGAAACCTCAAAACATTTATGTGGGTGCAAGATATGTGCCCCGCCTTATGGGCGAATGGAATAGTGAAACAGCTTATGAAGCTATTGACCTTGTAACGAGTAATGGTGTTGGCTATGTATCAAGAAAACCTGTCCCTGCTGGAATCCCCGTCACGAACACCGAATATTGGGCTTATTGGTCTAGCGGTGATGTGGCAGTAGATGAACTGACTAACAGGGTTAGCAGTTTGGAAACAGTAACCCAACAGCACGAAACAGAAATCGAAAAACTAAATAATAATATATCTTGGATTGTTCCCAGCACTATTCATGGTGATGGAATTACAGATAACACAATGCTTTTCAACGCCCTTGACGCTGAAACGCCCATTGTGCTTCTGCCGGGCACTTATAACATTAGCACAGATACTACTATCCCGTGCTATGTACAATTTATGCCCGGTGCTTACCTACATTATACAGGTGAAGATAAGTGCACTGTAACATTCTTGAAATCGTTCATTGCTGAACAGAATGCACAGGTGTTTGACGGCAAAATCATTGTGCGAGATAGCTTTTCTAATAACGTAAAAGCGCCTTATTTTAAATGGTTTGGTGGAGATGAAAACAAGAGCACCAGCGAAAACACCCCTATATTGCTTTGGCTCCTAAGTGCTGAATTTGGCGCGACTGAAATTAAATTCAGTCCTGGCTCTTATCAGTTTGGCGATTTAAGCACAGCGTTTCAAGCTTTTAAACCGGTGGGCGAAGAAGTTACCCTTTCAGCCGTAAAAATGCCGAAAGGCACATACAGCGGCATTACATTCGCCGGAATTGAAGGAACAGATGGAAGCGATTATCACGATTGCATTTTTAAAGTAAATGCACCTGTAAATGTAGGCAATAATTGCACACTGGAACACTGTAACTTTATTTTAAGCGGAACAGCCAGCGGTGATGCTCTTATTCTGGGAAGTGGTAATACTTATAATGGGTGCAATATCACAGGCACCGTTGGAGGGACTACTTCCGCAATTTTCCAAGGGAACACAAAGGTAGACACGCTCAATATCAGCGCTCTTAACACTGTCACCGGACAGCTTGCCACAGGTGAAGTAAAAGCTAGAAATGTTAGCTTTGGGGCAAGCGCCAAAGTCAATTGCACCGGGATGGAAACTTATCAAAACTGCGTTTTTCAAAATGTCACCATCAACACCAGTTATAGCGCTGGAACAATCACCTTTATCGGGTGCCAATTTGAAGGAATCAATTTTGAGGGCACAGGAAACACCCCTGTGAAATTCATCGGGTGTAAATATTCCGGGCCTACTATTACGATTCCCACCAACGCCACAATGGAAGGGTGCAACTTGACTGGCGTAAATGTGACGAACAACGGCACACTTGTGGGTTGCATTGCCGGTTCAGTAACCGGGAACGGCGCGAAAGTGGGGTGCACGGTGGGCGGCAGGTATGACCCCGGAACTGTCGACAATGACCTAAAAAACACGGTATCTGACCTTACAAATGAGGTGGGACAGCTCACTTCTAAGGTAAATTCCCATGATTTGACCATCCAGGACATGCAAGCGTACAAGCATGTGAAAAGCATTACCACAAGCGGGGTGTTTACGACCATCAAGTTTTCAACGGGTTGGCAGATTGTAAGCGCAAGCGTACCAATTAACACCAGTCTGACACAGCAAGTGGGGTCTATGTATCAAACAAACAAAAGCCCTATTTCCCACGAAAGTTACCCCTACCCTTCCCCGTTCACTGCCGCGCCCAGCTTTATTGGGGCAGACTTTAGGAGCACCAACTACCAGGGGGCGCTGGTGATTCTGGATATTGACAGCGGGGACGACAACTTGAGGAAATACTTGCCGGAGATTCAGCTGATGAACGGCAACAGCCGGACTTGCCAAGGCAACGTGCATTTCCTGATTATTGGTCAGAGTACAACTTAACTACCCTATAGGCGTTGCGCCTGGAAATGCGGTGGAAAAAATTTCAACCCTTTCCACCGCATTTTCCACTTGACAGGGTAACACTAAAAGTGTATAATAAAGGCATAGCAAAACGAAAGGAGCTAGAACGATGAAAGAAAATGAAGTTACTATAAGGTGTTGTTACGCAATCAAAAACAGCACAGACGAATTGCTTAAATTATGTGATGGGCAACCTACGGAACTGACTTTATCAGTTCTAGTTACTGCCGCCGTCAGTATGATAGCAACAGCGGAATTATTCAGAGAACTGGCCAACGAAAGAAAAGATGTTTGGGATGTTATAATTAGACGTGCTGTAGAGGAAACCTTAAAATAAAAGGGGGTGTTTTATTTCGATTTTCAGATTGCACGATGGTAAAAAGGATTTTCGAGAAAAACCAAATTTCACAGGGGCGCACGCCCGGAAAGGAAATACAATGATTACGATTGAATATAGCGTAAAAATCAACGAAAATGAAGAAATCATATATTTAACGAATGTTGAAAAATCACTTTTCGAACAAACGCTTTTTATATTATTAAAGTGCGGATACCTTATTAACAATATTACTTACATGAAACAATGAAAACGGCTTTAATACATGGAAGGATAGTTTACATATTCCCGGATGAATGCGGCGTATATAAAGTGATACAAGACGTTGATGGGAAAATACCTTATAATAAATGTTTCAATGTTTATTATAATGCAAGCGGGTGTTTTACTGTAGAATACATACGCAAACGGGAACGACTTGGAAAAATCGAGTGGCGATAAAAACGGGGCTGGCATTTTGCCGGCCCCTAAAATTTTGTTTGAAAAAGTGTTGACAAACGTTTCAGGGTGTGATAGAATAAAGGTACAGAAAACGAAGGGGGCAATACAAAATGAAAACAGTGTGCGACAACGTGGCGGCGGAGGAACTTTTCCTTTATGCAATCAACGCTTGGATGGACGAGCAACTATAAGGGGGTAAATGAAATGGCTGAACTCGTTATATTGGCATTAACGCTTTTAATCCTGGCAACTATTGGGGGATGGATAAATAGACATAGCAGGACGGCCCATAGGCTTTGTTACATGTTCGAAAGAATAATAGTAAAGGCCACGGAAAGCATAGCCTTGGCGATTATAGGGGGGAAATAAAATGGCTAGATTTGATGATGGGATACACTGTATACTTGGAAGGAAAACGTTAATTAAAAATAATAGGGTTGAATACTTCCTAGTGGATGGCATTAAAGTAGTACCAGAAATAAGAATGTGTTCAACAGAGGGGCATGAGTATTGGTTGCCACAAAATAAGGTACATGTAAACAGCTTATACAGGTATAACTAATATGACAGGGTGTTAATAATCATAGATATATGGGGGCTTATTAAGCCCCCTATTTATTGTGTATATAATGATATTTAATATAACTGTAAAAAGGTGTTGACATATTGACAGGAGTATGCTATAATGATATCGTGGGAGGAGAGCATCATCTCCTCCCATTTGACTTGGGGAAAAATGAGAATCATTCGCGCTAAGGGTCGGTATTT